GTTCTAAAATTAGATACGAGACCTTTAAGGCCTTTCGTGATGACCTAAGAACTAAGGTAGTAAACGAAAGGGAATTGGCAAAAAATAACTTATAGAAAGGAGTCATTATGCCAGCACTAACACAAAACCAAAGAATACTTGATTATTTAAAATCAGGTAAAACATTAACCCCACTTGTAGCTTTAGAGAAATTTGGCTGTTTTAGATTAAGTGCAAGAATATTTAATCTAAGAGAACAAGGGAACGCAATCATAACTAAAAATGTTACTCGAAAAGGTAAAACTTTTGCTGAGTATTCACTAATGGAGTAATTATGCCATCAGATCAAAAATTATTTTGTATAACTGAACAACAATTAGAAGAAATGCAAGATGGCATTGATATGCAAAAAATGAGTGCCTACGATAAATGCAATGAAGATATTAAGACTATGGAACTTGCAAAAACTGGTCTTGATCTTTTTATGAAAAGGTTTGGCAAAGATAATCGTCTATACGAAACTTTTGACAAACTTATTGTAGAACTTGATGATAATATCAAACAAACTCAGAACCATATGGATATGCTATGATTGAACATTTTAAAAAATTTGATGCTGATGATGTCAAAAGTATTTTACCATTATCATTTACTCAAATAACTGATTTTGCATTTAAGAGGGACAAATGGGCTTTACGAAGAATATTTGGTTATGAGTTCCCATCTAATGCGGGTTCAGAACGTGGCAAAGCTGTTGAGTCTGGTCTCAATATGTGGCTCAATGGAATTGATAAAAAAGAGGCAATAGATAAAATGTTTGATGAGTTTCACGCAAACTGTAAATTATTTGATGACCCAAAAACAGATGAGGAAGAATATAATTTAATTCCTTTATTTGAGGAGGGTGTTAAAGCATTTAATGAGTTTGGTTTTAAATGGAATCTCTTAGGCTATCAAAAGAAAGTTGAACTCGATATACAGGGAATACCCTTTATAGGATATACTGACTTTCATTTTGAGGACAAACAAACAAAGGAAGATTTTTACATTGATCTCAAAACAACCAAGCGTAAACCTAGTGGTTTATCTATGTCTCATGCTATGCAACAATCTCTTTATCAACGAGGCACAAATGCAAATCAAAAACTTTGGTATTTAATAGCTAACAAATCTGGTGCTAAATTTGAAAGTATGAGCCTGACAGATTATGATAGTCCTATGAAAGTTTGCGAGCATATCATTCAAGTTATGGGTAAATATCTAGAATCAGTAAATTCTAAGGAAGATGTTAAAAATAGCATTATTCCTAATCCTGATGACTGGATTTGGCGTGATACAGCCGTTTTAGAGGCAAGGAAAGAGGTTTGGGGTTACTAAGTACCCCTGACCCTTAAAAGTCGCTGTGAGGCCTTTAAATTGCGATTCTGAGGTGCTTTAAGAGTAATCTTAACTCTTCTTTTGCGATTTATAGGCCTTTTGTTAATTAACTCAGAAATCAGTGCTGATGTTGTAATTCCACTCATTTACCAACCGATCTCATAGCACGATTATGAGCCTGAGCAAAGGTTGCACCCTTTTTCATAGCGTTAGCCATTGACCTCATGTGTTTCAATGAATGATGCCTTGCGTGGCGGTTCATTGTTTTACGCTGTCTTGGCTTTAAGTCTTTCGTAAACTTTGAAATAGATGCAACCTTAACCATTTATCTCTTCTTCTTCTTTCGTTTTCCCATTTTAGACATTTTAGACTTTTTGCCTTTTTTCATGCCTTTTGAATGAGAACCTTTGCCAGTGTGATAAGGCATATTATCTCCCCTTTTTTTGTTTTTTCAAAATTGCCATCTGTAACGCTTTAGGCAACTTTTTCTGTTTTGTGGTCAGACCTACTGTTTTCTTTTTCTTCTTAGCCATGATCTAATGAAGAATATAGTTGTGAGCCGCTACAACCACTGCAACAGCTATTACGATCTGCACCCAAGATTTTAATTCTGTGAATGCGTGCCACCATTTAGTAACTTGTTGTTCAATTTTCTTTTTGACCATAAATTACTCCTTTCCTTTATCGGTGTTTATTTTCTTTAGCTTTTCGAAACTACGGATACCCGACATTCCAAGTAAAGCCATAACTAGGGGCATTAGAGTCCCCATATCCATCTGCGGAATGTTTGTAACTTGATACTGAAACAAACCACAAATAAATAAGATAAATTTAGATAATACATATTCCCAAAATATTGCCAAAGCACAAGACATACCAATAAGCGGTCTCCATGCTCTTTGTAAAAAACCACTAATACCACCAGCTTGACTTTGTGCATCAGCCAAGTTTATGGACATTTGTTTTTCTTTAAGTTTTGACTCTATCTCAGCAAATCTATTTTTTAATTGTGCTTTTTCTTCTTCGCTAGTGTGTAAGTCATCAATAACACCAGCAACAGTCTTTAAAGCACCACCACTTAATAATTTACCTAAAACCATTTTATGTTGCCTCTATAATCTTTGCTAGCGGCTCATATCTTGATGTCAATGTTCTGTATAGTTTGGAGTCTCTCAACTCTGCCGCCATACCTTGCCAGTCGCCTTGTTGCATCTTTGCTCTCATGTTCTTAAACATAAAAAGTCTTGGCTCTCCTATGTTGTAAGCTGTTTCTATAATTATTTCTTTGATATGCTCAGGTACTTCGCAATCGCCAATATATCTTTCAGCGGCGTGCAAATACACTGTAAAGTCTTTTTCAAACTGTTGTTCTAAAACCTCTGTTGAATAATCAACATTTGGTTGATAAGGGTCGCCATCTACGCATTTATGGCCATATCCAATAGTCATAAAATCTTCTTGAATATCTTGGCCATCAGCACCTTTGTATTTTAAAAAGTACCCTCTGTTTGAAAAACCCTCTGATTCTTTTATTTTCTTTTTAACTGTTTCGTACATTATCCCACCATTCTAAGCACCCAAGCAATAAATTGAGTAGCCACCATGAACCCAATAGTCCATAGTACATAATTCAACTTTCGCACCTCTTTTTGTAAGTGGTGGATATGATTCGTTTCTAACAACTCAATCTTATTGTAAATATTTACAATATGCTCTTTTGTTGTTTTCGGTGCTATTTTAGTCATAATTATTTATATCCTATGTGCTAGATGCTTGCAATCCTTTGCATTCAAACTTTATGACTACTTGCTCTTTTTCAATATATTCTCTTTCAAACTCTTCCATTTTCTCCAAACCTTTAAATGCGTTGTGTGCCGCTTTGTAACCACCTAAAACACAATCTCTATGGCTTTCAAATTGGTGCATTGTAATAGAACTAGAGGGACACTCTCCAGTAGTCAAAGTGCAGATATATAAAATTAAAATCCATTTCATCTGATGCTTTCTTTTGGCGACCAGCCGTATTTATTCCAGTAATACTCATAACAAGTTGTGTATTTATTTGTATCGCACTGTTTTGGTGTGAATGATATTGAACAACTATTTAAGAAAATTAAGAATATCAAATATCTCATTTCATTTTATTTAGTGGATTTTCTAAAGCAGTTCTGATTTGTTTTTGTATCTTCTCCTCTAAATCAGACATTTCTTGTTTCAATTCACTAATAGTTTCTTTTAAGTCCTTTGCGTTTTCTCTGCTATCTTCTTTTACTCTTTGCTCTACATCTTCTACAATAGTTTCAATTCTTCTTACATCTGCTTTTAGGTCGTTTTTAAGTTCTTTTGCAACATCAGCTACCAAAGATACCTCCTCTAATATTATTGCTATCTCTGACTGCAACATATCAACCTCAGTATTTACAACCTCTAATTTCTTATCAAAGCCACTAAGATCAGGGCTAACAAAACTGTTTATTTTAGCCTCCATATCTAAATATCTTTGGTATGCCTCAAACCCACCCCATAAAACACCAATAAATGAACTTAAAATAGTGATTATGAGAAAAACCCTACCGCCCTTAAATTTTATGCCGCCTATGTCTATTTCTGTTTGTTGTTTAGCCATTACTTGCCTTGCCCTCGATATTTCTTAGAAAAACCTCGTCTTTTGTCTTTGTTCATTTTTGCTTTGCTTGCATTACGCCCTATACTTGTTTTATGATGCACTGATTCGTGAGCCTCATAATTTTTAAATTTTTTGGCCATTACTTATACTGACTATCTATGATTTCATTCATTAATCCGTCACTCCCTACAAATAAAAAATATCCAGCCATATTATTATCAGAAATGACGGCATCTGGCAAAACATCATCTGTAAAAAAACCAGCACGATCATTTATAACTTGTTGGCTCTCAAAAAATGTTTTTGTATTACCAAGCACTTGCATAACAACTAAAGTTTTTATCTGACTAGACTCATCATATCTTTTTTTATCATCAATTTTTTTCATAACCTTTTTAGCGGCTTTTTCTTTAGATGAAGATTTTTTCTGAACTACTTTGGGTTTTTCGTCTTTTTCTGTCTTTTCTTGTTGCGATTCTTGCTCTTTTTCTGACTGCTTTTCAGCTACTTTGGATTCTGGTTCGTTGGTTTCCTCGTTTGATTCTTCGGTTGTTTCTTCGATTGATTCCTCTGTCGGTTCTTCGTTGGTGTTTGAGGCATCGGTCTCGACTTGGGTATTTTCTGTTTGGTCTGGCTCTTGTGTTGATTCTGTGGCTGTTTCTGTATTCTCTTCTCCACCCACATCTATATCAATCTCTATTTCAGTTTCTAATTCCATTTCTAACTCCATTTGAACCTCAGCCTCAACCTCAATAACATTTACCTCAACATTAGTATCTGACATATCAATACTTGCTACTTGGATTTCTTCTATTTCTATTTCTGCTATTTCAATCTCAACTGATTCGTAAGTTATTTCTTCAATCTCAATAGGCTCAAACTCTAATCCAACATCTGTTTCTATTGGTGTGTTAGCCTCAAATATATCCTCAACAACATCAAGTACCTCTTCCGGTGCATCAGTGTTTAGTGCAACAAACATTTCAACGCTTGTGATAGTTTGCTCAACAATGGTGTTTACAACATTATACAAAACATTTACTTTTACATCGTCAAACATCGGGCCAACGGCCATATTTATATCTCTACCACCAACCTCAATTATGACCGATGTTAGGCTACCAGAAAAATTAAAACCTCCAGAATATTGGCCATATTGACTGTTTGTGCCACTAGCACTTAAAATATCTGTCCCGCTAAATACATCTGTTTTTCCGTTTCTCCCTGTAATGTGCATATAGATTGAGTCTTGTGCATCAGGTTTATAAACTTTGATTTCGTAATTAGTTTTGCCTCCATGTGTAAAATTTAGATCAGATATATCAACTGTATTGATAAAAGTAGTACCCATGCCACTTACACCCATATTTGAGGTTGAGTTTCCACTACCAGTTATCATCGCACATTTATCAGTCCCAAGTTGGCCACAAGTAGAACCAGATGGCATTGTTGCTGGGCCTTGTCCTCCCCAGTCAATATCCATGTCGCCCTCTTTTGATGAGACTACATAATTATTATCTCCGTCTAAAATATCTCCAGAGTCTTCATTTGTAACTGTGGTTGTAGTGGTAGTAGTAGTTGTTTCAGTAGTCGTTAGTATGCCGTCAGCTTGAAACTCAATAGTCTCAACGCTAGATTCTTCTATAATCTGCTCAATCGTAGGTGTGCAAAGTCCAAGTGTATCGGTATCACAATCTACGGCTTTGCTATAAGAGGGGTACAAGCATAAAAGTAGCCAAAGTAAAAAACACCCTCCAACCATTCGGTTTGCCATCTTTTTCTCTTTCTTCTTTGATTTTAAGTTTTTCTGCCTCTTCCATGCTGGCAAAAATTAAACTACCTTTTGGAATTTTATCTTTGTTTTCTTCCCAACCTTTTTTAGCGTCCTCCCCAATACTAGCATTGTAGGGGCAATAAGTTCCCGCATTCCACATAGCATCAAATACTCTTGCATCAGCACACAATGTTGAAATAGCGGCTACTTTCATACCCATAGCATAGAGAGATCGAGAGAGTTTTATACGTTCACAATTTTCATCTGTGACTGTTATTCCTGATGCAATTCCTAAAATTTGTGTCTGAACACCAGCCGATGCCGCTGTTTTACAAACATCAGAATTATTTACTACAACTGATGGTGCGTTAGCTGTTGGTGGTGTGTTATTTGTTACAACTGTTGATGATACTGTATTTGTCTCTGCCATCGCAGAGTCCATCAAACTACTTAAAAAATAAATTATGATTGCGGCTATTATTGTTCCTATAATAAAAGGTTTCCACATTTATCATTATGGTTTAGTAGGCCATGTTACTGCATTTACATCTTCGACAGTTGATAATCCCTCTGTAATATCTCTTAAATCTTTACGATATTTAGTCATATCATCTGACATTGTAACATCAGATAAAGCATAAAAATCTGTTTCAGCTAGCTTACTATTTCTATTTTGTCGTAGGTTAGCCATAGCCCTGTCAAATGCACCATCGTTCCACGCTTTTTCCTCTGCGTCTCTTGCCGCCTCTTCCTCTGCCGTAAATTGTATTTTTTCTCCATTAACTAATTTAAATCTTGGCATAATATTCTCCTTATGTTTTTCTTATATGTTAATTTAATCCGAATAGCAATATCTGTCCACTATCTATATTTCCTGATGACATTGAAAATTGCAAAGCATTTATTGCTGAAGTTGTGTTGCCATATCCAGCAAGAAACCCACCCCAAGAATTATTAGTAGATTCATAAGTATTTGTTCTTCCTATAAAATGTTTAACAAATGTTGTTGATGATGGATTAAATAAATGCAAAAACCCTGTTGTACATTGATCATTGTCATTACCACAACCATAACTTAATAATTGTGTTCCTGTACTTTGTTGTAAATCTCCACCTGTGTAATAAGATACACCTTGTTGACTAGCATCTTCTTGATGATATGATCTAAAAAAACTTGAGGTTTTTGTTACATTATAATTTGAGCCACTATCTATACTCATATTGAATGAAAAATTAGCATCATCAGTAGCTGGGTGCATATTTACAAAGTAAAAAATATATTCCTTATATGTACTATCTATCCCTGACGTAAAACTTAAACTTGCTGATGATGATGCTGTTTGTGTTGCAATATGTGTAAGACTTCCAAGAGAAGTTATTGAACCAAAAGCTGTTACATCTTTTACTGATCTGTTATTTAATTTTACAATACTCATTAACTTCCTTTTATTCCATAGAGTTTTATTGTACCAGCATCTATATTACCACTTTCAAATTTAAATCTAATTCTCGTTATTGGTGTAGTAGTATTTATATATCCAGCAGTATGAACATCTTGACTATAATTACTACTTTCATATTCTTGATTTCTTGACATAAAATGTTTAACAAAAACTGAACTACTAGGTTCAAAAAGAGTCAAACTTCCTGAAAAACACTCATCATTATCATTGCCAACTTGTTGAGTTATTGCTTGAAAACTTGTGCCTTGTGCTTGGTCGTAATCTGTTCTGTATCTAAAATCAGATGTGCCACCCTCACTATGTTCTGCTTGAAAGTGTGTTGTAGTCATTGTCTGATTATAATTTGTGTTTGTTGCTGTATCTGCTTGAAAAGTAAATCTTTGACCATTACTAGCTGGGTGGATATTTATAAATTTAAAAATGTAAATAGGATATGTGCTATCAATATTTGATGTGAAATCTATTGAAGAAGAACTAGACGCAGTTTGAGTTTGCAACAAAGTCATTTTCCCTTGTGCTA